CGAGCAGGACTATGAGGACGGCAAGCTGACCGGCAAGCAGCGCATGGAGAAGCTCATCGCCCTCGAGCAGAGGGCGGCAGAGATCAACAGCGCTGTCATCCTGTCAGGTGTCGCCCGCACGGTCGCTGCCGCCGCGCAGAGCCGCGCTCCCGATCCCAACAGCCAAGCCGCCGCCGACATCGCCGAGCAGTACCGGATCGAATCCGGTCGGCGCCTCGAGCAGCAGTACCCCTACCTCGCGGTGCTTGGCGAGCAGAACCTCGAATGGCTGGCCGACTACGCCCGCCGCGAGGCCGCTGCAGCGGGCCAGCCCTACGGCACAGGACTCGCCGAGGACGCTCGCATCTGGGAACACGTCGGCCACCTGAGCAATCGCTTCGGCCCGACGCTCGCGCCGAATTTCCGTGCGCCCCCGCAGGGGCAGCAGCCGGCACCCAACGGTGGAGCAAACGGCACGGCCGCAGGCCGTACCGAGAAGCTCGACCTGCAGGCACGCCAGCCGCCCCCGATCCACAACCTTGGGACCAGCGCTCCAGGGCGGACGGGTGCAACCAGCGATCAGTTCCTGAATACCCCGATGCACCAACTGGAAAAGCTGTCGCTCAAGGATCTCGAGAAGATGAATTTCTGAGGCTTCGCCTCAGGGAGCGACCAGCATGGCTACGACCGACTTCGGCGCGCTCGACGCTGCGCGCGTGCGACATTGGGTGCTCAAGGCACTCGTGGGAGGCCGCGACGCCTCTTTCTTCCTCTCCAACAACTTCGTCGGCGACAACTCCGCCGACATGACCAAGCCCATCCAGAGAATCACCGAACTCACCAAGACCTCGCGCGGCACCGAGGCCGTCATGCAGATCATCGCGGATCTGCGCCAGGACGGCGTGGTCGGCAACAACCAGCTGACCAGCAACGAGGAGCCGATGGTCAACGATGCGCAGGTGCTGCGCATCGACATGCTCCGCCACGGCGTCAAGAGCGAAGGTGCCATGGCCGAGCAGGCGACCGTGAACACGTTCCGGGAGCAGGCCCGCGGCAAGCTGGGCTTCTGGATGAACGACAAGGTCGACGAGCTGTTCTTCCTCACGATCGCCGGCCGCGCGTACTCGCTCACCTACAATGGTGCTACCCGCGCAGCCTCGCAGCTGCCGTCGCTCACGTTCGCGGCGGACGTCGTCGCGCCCTCGACCAACCGCATCATCTACGCCGGCACGGCGACGTCGACGGCGACGCTCACCGCGAACGACAAGATGTCCTGGGAGTTGCTCACCCGGCTGAAGGCGTTTGCCCAGCGCAAGCGCATCCAGCCGATCCGCAGCCGCGGCAAGCCGTTCTTCTGCGTCGTCATGTCGAGCGAGCAGGAGCGCGATCTGCAGCTGGACGGCACGTACCAGACGATCGTCAGCCGCGCCGGCCCGCGGGGCGACGACAATCCGCTGTTCACCGGCGCCTTCGCCACGGTGCAGGGGCTGGCGCTCTACTCGCACAACAAGACCGCCAACACCCTCGACGGCACGTCCGGCTCCCAGAAGTGGGGCTCCGGCTCGACCATCGACGGCGCCCAGGCGCAGCTGCTTGGCGCGAACGCGCTGGGCTGGTGCACCATCGAGGAGCCGCAGTGGAAGGAAGCCGACATCAACGACTACGGCAACCAGCCCGGCATCGGCGTCGGCCGCCGCTTCGGCATGCTCAAGCCGCAGTACAAGTATTCCAATCAGCAGGAGACCACGCGCGAAGACTTCGGCACGGTCTCGATCTATACGGCCGCCGCGGCGTAGCCGCCCGACCGAGCACGGCCGCCGCGGGAGGGCTCATTACCCAACCCCGCGGCGGCCGACGACTGCCCCGCAACCTCGCAATGCCCGGCAAGTCCGGGAGAGGACAAGACCATGGCGACCTTCTACCAGCGCTACGAGTTCCAGCTGTACGACCGCTTCACCGGCAAGGCGATCATCAGCTCCGGAGGCATGTGCCTCGTCATCAAAGGGGCGGACTGGGACAAGGCGACGCTCTACAACCCCGCGAGCAACCATGCGTCGCTGACGAACCCGATTTCGCTCACGCGCGGCCACGGCACGTTCGAGGTTGTCGCGGGCAGCCCCGACTCGGTCGACCTCTACATCATGTGCCCCGACGGCGATTTCATCGTGGCGCTGGGCCTCTCGCCGACGGCGGGTCGGGTCAATCCGATCTACGTCGACACGCAGCGCCGCTATCAGACCCTGGTCTGCCCCTACAGCCTCACCGACATGGGCGCGGGCACGACCGAGTACGACACCGGCCTCGACTTCCCGACGAACGCCGCGGTGTTCGCGCACGGCATGGGCATCAAGGTCGGCGTGAGCGATGCCGGCGAGACGATCGACGTCGGCATCCTGTCGACAGAGGCCAATGGCAACGCGACCGGCTTCATGGCCGCCGTGCCGATCACTGGGACGGCAGGCGTGTTCCGCACGCCAGGCTATACGTGGAACGCCACGGGCTACGTGACCGCCCAGCTGTGGGGTGCGCTCGTGACCAACTTCACCGCCGGCTCCGCCGCCGACGATCGCGGCGCGCTGATCTACAAGGAATGGATCTGCGACGGCACGGCCAAGTCGCTCAGCATGACCCCGACGTCCTGGGACACGGCGAAGGGGCTGGTCTACATCCCCTACGCCCTGTACGGGAGATAACCCACCTGCGCGGCGGCTCCGCCCGGAGCCGCCGCCTACCCACAGGAGAACCGCATGCCCCCTGCCCCGCGGCCGCCCGGCGACACGAAGCCCGCATCTACCATCGGCGCCAAGCCGATCGAGACGCTCACGTCGCCGCTTCCCGGCGACATGCCGGAGTCGGACGACGTGCCGATGCCGCCGAAGATTCAGGAGCAGGATCCGGCGACTGCGCCGAAGGCGATCATGTGGACGGTCGCCGACGCGAACGCGCGTCAGCGCGACGCCAAGGGCATACCCATTCCGCGCATGCACGACATGGGCCTCGACGACGGACCGATCGCGCTCTACGGACCGGATCGCCCGAAGCCGCTCCCCGTGCACGTCGCGATGCGCTTCCTGATCGACCCGGCCTTCATCGTGCGCAACGAGAAGGGCGAGCGCGTCAACCCGGTCTCGGTCGCGGTCAAACGGCCGTCCGACGGCGCGGTGCTGCTGCAGCCCGGTCAGGTGGTTGCGCGCTTCGACGAGATGTCCGACGACGCGCTGCGCGCGCGTTGCGCGGTGCTGCCCGGCGCCGACCCGTCCTTCGTCACCTGGGCAAGCCGCGAGCAGATGCTCAGCGCACTCGCGCAGCATGACCTCGAGCAGCGCCGCGTGCCCACGGGCAACGACGACGCCAGCACGCTCCAGGCCGCCCCCGGCGGCGCCAATGCGCCCGTCACGCAGTCGTGGCTCGACCGCGTGATGCCGAAGCCAGCCGCGGCATGACCGCACCCCCATGAGCGCGCGGCTATCCATACGGCAGACCGCCGTGCAGGTGCTGCGCGCCATGGGCTATCTCACGCCCAATGACTCCAGCGTCGAGGAGAACGTCCTCAAGGTTGTTGCCGAGTGGCTCGACCTCAACGTGGCGCAGCTGGCTGGCACGAACCGGCAGCTATGGCTGCTCGAGGAGATCCCGATCCCGCTGGTGGCGAACGCCACGTCGTACTCCCTCTCGCCGCAGAACACGTCGAGCAGCCGGAACCTCGCGCTCGCCACCAACGAGCAGGATCTGGTGCGCGCGAACAACGTGCCCGTAGACGGCATGCAGTTCCCCGTCGACGCGTGGACGCGACGCACGGGCCAGAGCGCCGATTGCAACCAGCCCGTCCGGATCATGCGGCATTGGGAGTACGACGAGCTGGGCCAGAAGACCCGCGCCGGTGCGCCGGTGACGGACATCTACATCACCCGGCACACCGAGCCCGTACTCTACCCGTATCCCGTCCCCGACACGGACGAATGGACGATCTATCTCCGGGTGCAGACCTTCGCGCCCGACATCTCGGCGCTGGGCCGCGAACGCGTGCATGCGCTCCGGCAATCCTGGCAGCGCTGGCTGATCTGGCAGGCGGCCGCAGACTGCAGCCGCGGGCCGGTCCGCACGCTCCCGCAGGCCGAGATCGACAACAAGCAGAGCGTCGCCGACAAGGCACTCTCGGGGCTGCAGGGCTTCGAGAACGATGACCACTACAAGCCGCACCGTGTCGCGGTGAACGAGTTCTAGATGGCCACGCTGCGCACCCTTCTCGACGCGTTCGTGCTGGCCGCCAAGCTCTACGCGAACGCCAGCGTGACCGTGTGGCAGGCCGACGAGGACGGCATCCGCACGTCGGTAAAAGCGACGCTCTACGCCGCCCAGACCGGCGCCGACACGCTCGCCAACCCGCAGAAGCTCGACGGCGACGGCAAGCTGCAGCAGCCGGTGTATTTCGACACGGCCATCATCGTCACGGTCGACGGGCTCAGCGTCGGCACGCACGAGACGGGCGTGTTCCGCCCGACCGTCGACGACACGTCGCTTGCCACTGCGGAAGCCCTTGCGGCGCAGACTGTGGCACTCGCGCAGGAAGCCGACGACGCATCGAGCGCCGCCAGCGAAGCCGCCGAAGCGGCCGCCGCCTCAGCCGCAGCCGCAGCGCTCGCCAGCGCTCAGTCGCTGGCGCTCGTCGATCAGGCGCTCGCCGACTCCGGCGCGCTGCTACAGGCCAACAATCTTTCAGACCTCGCGGATGTCCCCAGCGCGCGCGACAACCTCGGCATCGGGCAGGAGATCCTCTCCGGCGCCCGGCTGTACCTGCATAACCGCTTCATCTGAGGCCACGCCATGACAGCCAACGTGCAGCCGGTCTTCGGCAAGACGCCTCTCCAGGGTCTCGTCCAGATCAGCACGGCGAACACCAATCGCGACGGCACCGGCACGATCGGCACGGTCGCCACCGCCGGCGCGGACGGCGCCTATATCGAGCGCGTCGAGATCGAGGCCGCCGTCGCCACTACCGCCGGTGTCATCCGGTTGTTCATCAACGACGGCACGAACACCCGCCTCATCGAGGAGATCCTCGTCACCGCCATCACCCCCAGCGCCTCAGTCGCGGCCTACTCGGCATCGTCGGCCCGTATCACGGCGGCCAAACCGCTGTTCCTGCCAAGCGGATGGAGCCTGCGCGCGTCCACACATAACGGCGAGACGTTCAACGTCCTTGCGGTCGGAGCGCAGAACTCGTGAACCGCGGCCTTCACGGCATGCAGCACCGCCCGATCGTCGGGGGCCGGTTTATCGGCCGGCAGGTCATCACGTCGACGCAGGTATATAAGCCGTCCGTCGGCGTGACCGAAATCGACGTCGAGATCGTTGGCGGCGGCGGAGCCGGCGGATCGTCGACGGCGACGGGCGCAAACGGTTCCTGCAGCGGCGGCGGTGGTGGCGGCGGCTACGCACGCAAGCGGATTTCAAACGTCGCCCCGACGCTCGTGACCATCGGAGCCGGAGGTGCCCCGAGCGGTGCTGGAATCACGGGCGGCGCCGGCGGCACGACATCGTTTGGATCTGAAATAGCCGCCACAGGCGGCGGCGGCGGAATCGGGGGCGCCGCCTCCGGAGAGGTATACACAGCTGGAGGCGGCAATGGCGGCGTAAGCATAACCGGAGACATCAATCTCAACGGCGCTGCCGGCGGCGCCAGCATGACCACCAACTCCGGCGCTAACGGATTAGCAGGCCACGGCGGTGCCAGCGTCTTAGGCGGCGGTGGCCTAGGACAACTGAACGGCGCAGGCGGTTCCGGCGGTGTTTTCGGCGGCGGCGGCGGCGGTACGCTTGCCGGTTCTTTCATCGCTGCCCTAGCGGGCGGCCCCGGTGGCCAAGGCGTGTGCATTATCCACGAGTACGGCGAATATCCAGCGTAAAGGACAAGCACCATGACCGTCACCTCGTCCCCCGTTTTCGTCCAGGCGCCGGTCACGCAGCACCTCCTGCTGCTGCCCGCGCACGGCACGCGCTATCGTCCTCTATGGCGACCCGACCTCACCAGTGCACGCGCTGCACCGAACGGCGCCAACATCGCCAAGATCATGGCGGCGTCGAACGACGCCGGTAACAACGAGATCCAGATCGGCATCGCCAAGGCGCTTACCCTCGTCGCCAACATGGGCACGGCGACGTTCGTCGACGGCGGTGGCGGGTCCGACACGCTCACCCGCTCAGCCGGCGACTTCTCCGCCGACGGATGGAATGCAGGCGACCGCATCCAGGTGCTCGGCGCAACCACGGTTGCCAACGACTTCGACGCGATCCTCAGCAGCGTTGCCGCGGGCACGCTCACGTTCCCCACGGCGACCGTGAGCACCGGCGAGGCGATGCCAGCCGGCAGCATGCTGCTGCGCCTCACCACGTTGTGGCGCAAATCGATCCTCGCGAGCGCCGGAAACAGCGCGTCGGTCAATCCGCAGTCGCTGCTCGACAACGCCGTGCAGGCAGCCCTCAACGCGGCGCCGAAACGCTTCCTCGACCTAGGCGCCGACGACTTCCTGTTCGCGCGCGTCACGACGACGCTCAACAGCGGCGAGACCATGGACCTCGTCGCCGAAGGCCGCGCGTACTGAGGACGCCCCATGTCCGCGATCCGCATCCCGCTCGACCTGTGGCTCGATGGCTACGCGAACGCCGTCGTCGAGGTGCGCGTTGCGGGATCGACGGCGCTTGCCACGATCTACAGCGACGAAACGCTGATGGATCAGGTGGCCAATCCGCTCACCTTGATCCCGTTTTTCGACGGCGAGGGCAACGGCTACGGCAAGCTCGAGGTGCCGCTCTACTGCGGCGTGCCATTCGAGCTTTTCATCAATTCGACCGACCAGACCGGCGTCATGCGGCCGCCGCTAACGTCGCTCGTCGGCGTCGACGCCAGCCTCGCCGTCGCGAAGCCGCGGACGTCGAACTATCTGCGGTCCCTCGCCGACCACTTAGGCAACGAGGTGTACGCCGCCGACTATGGGCAGCTGGGCGTGTCGTCCGACACGAACACCCAGATCATCACGACGGCGATCGGGCAGGCCGCAGCGAACGGCGGCGGCCTCGTCATCCTGCCGCCGGGCGAGATCGAGTTCACCACCCTAACGGTGCCGCAGGGCGTCATCGTATGGGGGCAGGGCCCCGACGTCACGTTCCTGATCAGCCGCGAG